TCACCGCCAGCCAGATTGCTCCAGGAACCGCCAGCCAGATTGCTCTCATCACCGCCAGCCAGATTGCTCCAGGAACCGCCAGCCAGATTGCTCTCATCACCGCCAGCCAGATTGCTCCTGTAACCGCCAGCCAGATTGCTCTCATCACCGCCAGCCAGATTGCTCCAGGAACCGCCAGCCAGATTGCTCCAGGAACCGCCAGCCAGATTGCTCCTGTCACCGCCAGCCGTTCCGCTTTCTGCCTTCTTTCTGGTGTAGGCAACCTGAGCCTTGATCAGGCCGGGAAGACCAATTTCTGCCTTCAGGGTCAGTTCAGAAGAAGCAATCTTGCTGTCATCCGCTCCCGTGCGGTCAATCTTGCCCCCGGCTTCCGCTTCAAAGAACCGGTTCCCGTCTTTGATGCCGTAATATCTCAGCACATCAAGTGGTGCTTCACAGGAATGGAAACCCTTGTTGCCACACCGGACAGCACCATCAGATCTGACGGTTTCGCCCAACACATACTGCAGCCCCCGGCACTTCATATCCTTGTCAGTGCCCTTGAATACCTTGATAATTTCCCCCATTTTTTGTTCTCATTTTTCAAAACATTCTGATTATTTACTTTTCATCTTCTGAATCTTCCATGGTCTGAAGCCAGTCACGGAAGGCTTGGATAAGTTTGCGGATCAATCGTATTTCACCCCTATGTAATCCAGGACATGACCAAGGCCAAGCCCTTCTTTGTTGGGTTGCCACTTTCCGTCAACCATTTCACCACCGCCAATGCAATATTCATATTGCCTGGGATGGGTTTCCTTCAGCCGTTGGAATCGGTTCGGTTCCTTTTCCAGGTGACAACCGAACATGCAGAAGATACATCCTGTTCTATCACAGCCTGTGGTTTCCAATGTGTCTTCCGGTTCCCAGCAGCCAAGGTAATCAATAGCGTTGATCTGACCTTCTTCCGTGCCTTCGGGTGGTTTAATCTGAATGTCACCGTAAACCGGGCAATAAGGAACATTGAACTTCTTGATGTAATGAAGAACATCCTGTTCTGTCCAGAACGACATCGGTGTTGACTTTGGGTCTTTAGAGTCAAAGGCATTGCATCCATTTTTGATCCAAAGTTGATAACGCAGCCTAGGTTCACAGGCCATTGTTGCAAGGATTGGTTTTCTTCCGGTTTCCGTTGCATACCTTTTTGCTGGTCTTTTCTTCATAACAGCGCAGCAGTGATTTGCAACTTCAAACGGTGCATCAAGCATAAACTTCCAGTTTTCACAGTTGAATTGGCTTTTGTTTCCGTTGTTGTCCAACAGTTCACCATTTAACCGCTTCGCTCTGACTGACTTTGTTTTTCCTGGCTTGCTGTGCCTAACACAATAGATGACTTCGGAAATCTCTTTGCTAATAGCTGGATAACCATACTTTTTAATGACCTCATCAAATCGCATATCAGGTCTGACGATTTCAACATTAGGATTGAAGCAATCCCACCTTCCTGCCTTCACATCCTTCACAAACTTCTGAATTTCAGGATATTCAAGGCCAGTGTTGTCGAATACGGCTGGCACATCATACACACCGGAAGTATTGTCAACTATGTGTTTCAGGACTGTGCTGTCCTTGCCACCGGAAAAGCTGACATACACTTCACCATTCCAATGGTCATACCACTGCCGAATCCGTTGCTGTGTCATAATGATCTTTGCTTCCAGCGGAAGGCTTTGCATCTGCTTCAGGTCATGTGGTTGGTGCTTATTCACCCGGAATCAACCCCATTTCGCATATATCAACGATGTGTTCACACAGCGCAGCAGGAATTGTTGACCTGTCTTTACTGCAAGTCATGCCGTACTGTGTGCCACCCAGCTGCAACTTTATGCCCTGGGCCTTTAATTTTCTAACCGTTGCGGACCTGGGTGCCCGTGCATGGCATGGATCACCGTTCTTGCATATCGGCTTGAAGTCCGGTCTGGGATGATTCGTCCAGATGTCCGTGGGCTTCATCCGTCTTTCCTGGACGGGTTTGTCCAGTTCATACTGGCAATATGTGACGGTATATCGGGGAAGCCCTTGCATCCAGGTCATCTTCCGCATCCCACCACGGGGATTTTCGATGAAGTAGAACTTGGGGTTCAGTTCCCGGATAAGGTCAAGAACATGTTGGTCAACCTTGTCACAGAACCTGGCATATTCACTCACGGGATCAAGGCTTCCGGTCACCGGGTTCTTCCGTCTGTGGTGACTGATGGCAGCAATGCTGAAGGTGGTGCAATCCGGGGAAGCCCAAATAACATCCGGTCTTCCGAACTTCTCCAGGATGTCATCAGCGGTCACAGTCAAGATGTCAGCATAAAGGTCAATGTTCTCAAAGGACTTGTCCCATTCAATGCTGAAGACCTCATGGCCCTTGGCTTCAAATGCCTTGCCGATGCTCCGGGTTCCTGCGAACAATTCCAAAACCTTCATTCAACTGTCACTTCCTTTCTATTGTTTTCAATGCATTCATCACAGATCCAAAACCCGTCTTTGTGGAATGCCGTTTCCTGCTGGATTTCGTCACCGCAGATCTGGCAGGTTGGAAGCTTGCTTCTCCATTTGGCAACTTCCCGGTCATGGGCTTCCCACAGGTCATAGTTGTCAGGAATGTTCATTTCTTCGCATCCTCCCATTTCTGATTCAGCAGCTGTTGCTGTCTTTTCAGCTTGGCTTGAAGCGCATCAATTTTTTCCTGTTTCAGGTGCAGGGAAAGCTTCAGGGCCGTGACACGCTCGGTGTCCGGGGTTACATATACCCCACTGCGAAGCTTCTCGTTTTCGGCCTTCAGGTGCCTGACAGAGTATCGAAGGTCAGCATTGCAACCTTCCAACCGCTTGATTTCCTTTCCCATTTCTCCGCATCGGCTTGCCACCGCACAGAACAGGGCCAGGAGCAGGAAGGACAGGATTGCCAGGAAAAATGTCCACTCGCTCATTGTTTATTCTCCTTTTTCTTTTCAGATTTCTTGATGTCGGAATAGAACTTCCGGCAAGCTGCTTCCAGGTTCGCCCGGAATTCATCCGGTGCCTTCTTGCTGGGATGGACCCGGACTATTGCCTTTTCGGATTCGTAGGTGAAGACTTCAGACATTCAGGATCACCCCTTCTGAAGCTCATCCCAGATGGTCATGTATTCATCAAAGGATTCTGCGAAGATATTCGCTGCATCGTTCCGGTTGGTGGTTGCATCCTTGATGCCTTCCAACTTTGCAACCAGTTCCTTTGCATTTTGGATTTTTTCATTGATGGTCATTAACTGCCCCTCCTTTTTGCAGTTCGAATTATCGAACTTTCACGGTAAAAAAATATAGGCCTATATCGTCCTTGTCGATGTGAAGCAGCTCACAGCACTTCAGGATTTCTTGTGATGTGAACTTCACTTTGTTGTTCAGCTTCATGGATAATGTGCCCTTAGACACCCCTAAAGCCTTTGCAAACTCTGCCCTACTGCCATAAACGGCAATGATCAAGGCAGTCAATAAACGAAAATCAAACGCCATCGAATCACCACCTTCCTTGTTTCTAAGTTCGATTTATCGAACCCATGGATACTATATCACGATAATTTTAATATGTCAATAACTTTGTTTTATTTTTTCGAACTTTTTTCTTGAAAGTTCGGTTAAGTCGTGCTATAGTATAATCATGGAAGGCAGGTGAAAAATATGGAAAACAGAACACCACTGAAAGACAGACTTCAAATGGCGCTTGATATGCGGAACATGAAAGCTGCTGATCTGTGCCAGAAGACAGGGATTCCAAAAGGTGCTATATCATACTACTTATCCGGCAAGTCCGAACCAAAGGCCGACAGACTATATATAATATGTAAGGCGTTGGATGTGGCAGAAGCCTGGATGCTTGGCTATGATGTAGCAATAGAAAAGACACCAAAGCAAAAAAATAACGATGCCATTGCTGACATCGTTGTAAAACTGCGGACAGATGATAAGTTCCTGCAAGCAGTAAAAAGGATATATGATTTTGATTCTGATAAATTGGACAGCTTCTTAAACCTGATTGGCTAGACTGTTGCTTATGATTCTATAAATCAAATCAAGCAGATCCAGGTCATTGCAGTTTTCAAGCATGTTAACTATCTCTTTTATGTATTCGTCTTTCTTCATGGCTGCCATCCTTTCCCCGGGTGGAAGAACTAATGTTCTTAATTATTGTACTATAACAATTTACAATTTTGCAAGCAAATTACTAAATTCGGAATATTCTGTTTTCGAACTTCTGTTCGAATTATAGCAGCCGTGCAGTCCGATAAAACGGACACAATATTTTATATTCTGTGTAATGATTTTAGAAGTGGTGTGGGGCCGTCCAGTGCCAATGTTCAACCCCACACCGTTCCGGGCTGATAGATCATTGCTGGATCCGATATTAGCCTATCATTACATGTCAGAATTTTCAAGAATCTTTGAAGATACGCTGTTGGGTCTTTGGTGACCCTTAATGGTGTCTTAAACGATACCCCCCTATTTTGAAGAAAAATAATGGTATCTTTAACGATACCGGACGGCATCTTCAAAGATACAGTGGCAGTATCGTATGTGTAATGGAGGCTTTTATGACTGAAAACAGCACTATTTTGAACATTATTGATGCAGATGACTTGCATGAAACTATTGATATTGAAGTAACCAAAGAAAAACCGTTTAACAAGTGTTTGAACTGCGAATACTTACGAAATGGATGCAGTGGCCCGAACCTGAATGCAATGTCCGTGGAACGGGCTTGTGAATTCCTTCAGATTCGAAGGGTGCAGCTGGGGTATTCCTATCAGAAAACCGCTGACCTGGCCTTCTTATCTGTTGTGACTGTCAAGCGAATTCTTACCGGAAAAATAAAAGACCCGTCCTTCCTGTCCATGCAAGCCCTGACTTTCGTTCTGGTTGCTGATCCGGAAGGCAAGTATCCCTGTGCAATGGAGCAGTATACCGAAGAAGCAGAACACGCAATTGCAGCTTGCAAGGTTGCTGAAGAAGCACTTGCCCGGAAGGAAAAGGAACTGGCAGACGAAAAGGAAAAGGTTGCATACCGGGATGAACGAATCAAATCCTATCAGCATCAGATTGAATTCAAGGAAGCGCAGATGATTGCAAAGGATCAGCAGATAAAAGACCGGACTGCATTTATGAAAACAAAAGACCGGGCCATTGTGGTTCTGTCGGTACTTCTGGCTATTGCCCTGGCTGTTATCGTCACTGCGCTGATTGTTGACCGTATGAATTATGATGCGGGATTCTTCTGGAGAGCATTCAATCACACAGCAAAAAGCCCCCTGTTTGATTTTGGAATATAAATATAGAAAAGGAAGTGGTTTTAATGGCACCAGTAAACAAGAAATATGCAATGTACTTAAGAAAATCCCGTGCTGACCTAGAATTGGAAGCTATGGGCGAAGGGGAAACCCTGGCACGGCATCAGCACATGTTGGAAAACCTGGCAGCAAAACACGAAATCCACCCAGACCAAATCACCGTATACCGTGAAGTTGTATCCGGTGACAGCATCGATGAAAGACCGGAAATGCAACGGCTTCTTGCTGATGTATACGCAAACACCTATGACGGGGTTCTGGTTGTCGAGGTTGAACGCTTGGCCCGTGGAAACACGAAGGATCAGGGTGAAGTTGCGGATGCATTCCAGGCATCTTCCACCAACATCATCACACCTGCCAAGGTTTATGACCCGAACAATGAATTCGACCAGGAATATTTTGAATTCGGCCTGTTCATGTCAAGACGGGAATACAAGACCATCAAGCGCAGACTGGAAGCAGGAAAAAAGGCATCCGTAATGGAAGGCAACTATATCCTTCCCCAGCGTGTCTTCGGATATGATATTGTAAGGCGCTCCAAAAAGGAAAGAACCCTGGTCATCCGGGAAGATGAAGCCAGGATTGTACAGATGATTTTCAACTGGCACACGGAAGAAAAACGGGCCACAGGATGGATGGCAAGGCAGCTGACATTGATGGGCATCCCCACCATCAAAGGAAAGCCGGAATGGAACCGTGGAACCATCCGGGACATGTTAGCCAATCCGACCTATATCGGAAAGGTCTGGTGGGGCAAGAGCAGAACCATCAAGGAATTCAATGCAGAACTTGGAAAGCTTGTCAAGGTGGTAAAACTAGACGGGATCCCGGATATTTATGAAGGAAAGCATAAGGGCATCATCAGTGAAGAACAGTATAAAAAAGCACAGTATGTCACCCAGACCATGAAGAACCCTTCCGCAAAGAACAGCACAGAATTGGTCAACCCCCTTGCCGGAATGCTGGAATGTGATGTGTGCGGACGAAAAATGATTGCAATGCGATACAATGACGGAAGAAAACCCAGAATCAACCACGCACGGGACACATTATGCAAAAAGAAATCCCTTCCGATGGATGAAGTCATTGATTCCTTTGTGGATGCTCTGAAGGCCACCATAGCGGATTTTGAAATGAAGATGGAAGCGGATGACAACAAATCCGAACAGGCTATGCATCAGATCCAGCTGGATGCCATGCAGTCCGAACTTGACAAGATGGAGCGCAAAAGAAAAAAGCTGTTCCTGGACTATGAAGACGAAGTGTACACCCGTGATGAATTCATAGAACGGAAACAGCATTATAATCATTCTATTGAGGAATTAAAAAAACAGATCCAGGAAGCACAAAATGCATTTCCTGAACCTGTTGATTATTCTGAACAAATTGTCAACCTTCATGCAATGATTGATTGCGTGAAAGATCCGGACATATCTGCCAAGAAAAAGAATGACTTCCTGAAGCAGTTCATTGACCGGATCACCTATGATGCTATAGACTACGGTCAAAGTAAAGGTGGGAAGGCCGTGCTGGAAGTATTCTTGAAGTAAGGGCTTTTTTTAGCCCTTATGTTAGTATCCTGTGCGCTCCACTTTAATGGAACCGACATGATACAAATATCCACACAATCCGCATTATTCCAAGTATTATAAACGCTTATAATCCGCATTATAAGCCATGACGAAACAAAAGGAAAGGTGTCAAAACCTTCCCTTTTTTGTATTGACTTACATTATTTTCAGATTTATAATATTTTCAGATTTTGGAAAGTGGGTGCTGTCATGGGCTTGTTCGGTTTGTTCAAAAGCAAGAAAGGCCGAAAGGAAGATGTGGCCAAGCAGTTAAGTGAAGCGCAGGACATTGGGTCAATGTTAACAGTGCTTGCAAAAAACAACATTATTTCTGCTCCCAAAGACAAGTATCACAATTCCTTCGGGGAAGATATAACGCACCTAACCGCTGATGGTGAACTGCCGTGGGGCTGGACTTATGCCAACCGGGATTTTACCGAACCCGTAAAAACACGGTACAATTATTTATTGAGTGAGTATATCAACGCAAAGAAGCAGGAAAAAGGAATCCGTGTCGTTTATTCTGCGCTGAAGTCATTCATTCTCTATATGGAAGATGTCAAGCGAATCTGCGAAGCAAAAGGCGAATGCTTTGTTGAATGGTCTAAGATATCCATATGCAACGAAGCAAGCATGGCAGGATACAAAGAAGATTTGAAGAACATCGAAGAAAATATGGATGATCTCATAAAAAAGGAAAACATAATCAAACAGTTAAGGCCGGAACTTCTGAAAATAATCAGGGATGAACCGGGTGTTGTCCAGGCCAGTCTTTACAAGCGGTTTGATCCGGAACTGAAGTTTGAAATTCAAAATCAGCTATATTTGTTGTGGTCTAGGGATATCATCATAAGAGAAAAAAGCGGAAGATCGTACAAGCTTTTTTTGAAACAAAAATAAAAGGAGAAATACAACATGGGTCTGATGAATAAACTTGGTGGGCAGCTTGTTCAGGGTGTTCTTGGCAACATGAATGAAGTTTCTGTTGATGCACTTCAGCAGGAATTCGGTGCTTATTTAATGGATGGCGAATTCATCCAGACCGGATTCAAACTTGTTCGTGATGCCATGGTCATTACAGACAAGCGTATTATTCAATTCGACAGACAGGGTGCAACTGGACAGAAGATGCGTGTCAATTCCATCTATCTTGACACAATTTGTGGCGTGTCTGCTGAAACGGCTGGCTTCGGAATTGATGACAGCGAACTGGAAATCATCTACATTACAAACCCCTACATGAAATCCCACAACCCGGTATTTGCCGGAAAGAAATTTGAATTCCCCAAAAGATACAACATCCAGGGCCTTTACAAAATGCTTCAGGAACTGGCATATGAAAACCACTTGAAATTAAACAAATAAAAAAAGGCCGGGGATTATTCCCCGGCCCTTCTGCGTTTATAGGAAGCTGTGGTCTTCAAGACACTGTTCATAGGTTGCCATGATTCGGCTTGTGGTGATCATGGTCATGTTGTTCTTGAAGTTCGGATGTTCCTTGCAATAATTATTGTATTCAGTGATATCCAAAAGGATCTGGTCATAGTGTTCTTTGCTGTGGTGGACATCGTGAAGGATTTCGTCACCGAAGCGCAGGATCCGGACACGGCATTCTTTTGCCGTTTGTTCTTCCGTGTGCTTCTTCAGTGTCTGCAAGTCCTTTTCCAGGTTGTCCACCTTCTGGATCACTTCCGCATTGATAGCCCTTCCGATGGCCCTTGCAATCCATGACCAGGGATTCACTTTAATTGGTGAAATCTGAATCAAAGTGGTTCCTGCAAGAACCGCAAGAACCGCAGCTGTTATATATTCGCTCATCTGATCCACTTTGCTATTCCTCCGTTGAATAATGTTTATACACCTAAGACATAGCGCAAGACAAAACCTGCATTGTTATATATGATTCCGCTTGCTCCTGTGCCGGACTGTCCGTTCACATCATTGCCACCAATCTTGTCATCATGGATGTACAGATATTTGGAAGCCATAATGCCGAACAGCCCATCATTGGTCATCATAAAAGAATGGCCTGTTCCCGGATGCCTTCTGACCCATTCCTTGGACACGAAGAATTCATTCCAGTGGTAGTTCTGTGCTTCACCGCCTGAATACCTGCTGAACACAAGCACGATTCCGGACGGTTGCTGGCTGATCTTTTCCGACAGGTTTATGGTGTGGCTTCCTGTCATGTAATAGCCACCAGACCACAGCACTTTTCCCCTTCCCCCATGAACTCTGTACCAATTGCCCCAAGTGTTTTGATAATAGCTTCTTTCGTAGATTTCACCATCATCCTTGGCAAGCCTGTGTGCAATCTGGCATTTGCCCATGCCATCACCTTCAACCAGCACATACAAACCGCCTGTTGCTGTAGCTGACCAGGGCTTGTTCAACAGTGTGGCGCTGACAGCAGTGTTGGGGATCGCATAATATCCCGGTTCCAGGATGTCATCAAAATCCTGTCCGCTCTGAAGATATATCGGAGAAGACGGGACTTCCGCATGGCTGAAGAATGTGGGCATTGCGAATTCCACGCCATCCTTTTCCGACACCTTACCAAAGGCCACACCCTTTCCGGATGCATTGAAATCCAGCAGTGTGAAGGCTGTGGGGATCTCAAAGATGCTTCTGACCGTGGTGAAGGAATCAGTGACAGAAAGCCGGATGTCATAGCTGTTGTCAACCGAAAACTGACCGGATGCACTGACTATGTTGGTGTTCAATGCATAAACGCTTCCGCTTGTCAAGGCAGTCCAGGTTGTGGCGCTCTGAAGCTTGTATTCTATGGTATAGGAAGCCGTGTTCTTCTCATTGACGGAAGAAATGCTGAAGTTCACAGCTGCGCTGATATAGGTTCCTTCGTAGTTTTCCGTACCATCAGCAAGGCACCGGAAGCCCTGGAAGCTGATGATTTTCGGGGCCGAATATGCAACCACCGTCCATGTTTTTGTGGTTGTGGCAGTCCGTCCACGGCTGTCAGTTACCGTGATTTTAGCGGATGCCGTGCCACTTTTTGTGATGATGGCTGTGGTTGGTGTCGCTCCGGTGTATGCCTTTCCTTCAAATTCCGTTTTATAGGATTTGATGGTGGATCCCAGGGAACCAGCTGCCGTGATGGTGAACTTCGGCTTGGACTTGTTCTGCACCATGTTCCCGAATGTGCTTTGGTGCGTGGTTGTATCAGCCACAGCCACACTGGAAATGGACGGGACAACGGAAGCAGGAACGGTCAGCGTGAAGTTTTTGCTGACAGCACTGCCAATCTTCGTGGATCCTGAATAGGTTGTCACCGTGACCTTTGCCGTTCCGCTTGTGGCGTTCGGGATGGCATTCAGCCAGCTTGTTGGGATTGCATAGGATGTGGAAGTCCCCACACCCGTGGTGGTTTTGGAATAGCTTCCGAAGCTGAAAACCACAGTATGGGTGAAGCTGCTTGACTTCCTGCTGATTGCCACTGTGACAGTGTTGGTGCCGTTTACAGCCACGGAAGATGTCACACTGCTGATGGTGGATGCCCGTGCAATTGTGTTGAATACGCCCGATCCAGAAGCTGTGACATTGCCATAATAGGTGCCGGAAAGGGTGACATTGATCCCACAGGTTGCGGAAAATGAACAGGTCTTTGTTCCGTCCGAAGCGTGACTGACTGTCACGGTTTTGGTGAACAGTGTCTTCGTCTGGTTTCCGGACAGGGATGCCGTGAAGTTGAAGGTGTACTTGGTGCCATTGATGGTCAGGCTTCCGGACTTGGATGCGCTGGAATTGATGGTATAGGAAGATCCCGTTGACACCAGCTGCACCTTTGCTGTCACACTGGAAGTATTATTTGCCACGGACTGTGATCCCACAGACCAGACAATCTGAAGCCTATATCCTGTTCTGATAGCCTGTTGAATGGTTCCTGATGTTGCCATATCAATCCACCACCTTCTTGAAGCTGATGTTCCCGTTGGCCCGTGGGACAAATGCGAATTTTCCCAATTTCAGGCTGTGCGTGAATTCACCGTCTGTCACATGAAGCATCTGATTGCTGAAGTATGCAACTTCCTTGCCTGTGTCAAAATAAGACTCTCTGGTTGCAGACTGCACCTTCTGGAATGGGCTGTCTTCTGCACCCTGAATGATGTTGCCATCTTCAAAGCGGATATATTTCCGTTGTTCCTCAAATTCAGCATCAACACCAGCTGCAACCGCTTCAATGTCCTGGCTGAACTGTGTGAACTGGATTTCCACGCTTTTCTGTGTCTGCTCCACCGTGGTGCTTACGGAGGAAATCAGGGCATCCGTGTCTTCCCTCAGATAGTAGTTTTCGGCAACAATGGTCTGAATGTTCTGTTCCGCAACCTGGATGGATGCAAGCAGATTCTGCTCCACATTGTAGACCGCTTCAGATGCATCCTGTGCGGTCTTTTCCACGGTCTGAAGAATCACACCTTGCCCATCGGAAATGCCCTTCACGGCTTCCGAAAAGGCCGGTATGACCTTTCCCAGGGTCATTTTGCTTGCACCCGGGTCAAACAGCTTCAAGGAAAGCTTCGTCACCTGGAACCGTTGATTCAGGCCGTGGGGTGGGCTTTCCACATCAACCAGGGTGCCGATGTGGAAGGATGTGATGTCCTTATCGACAGCAGCCAGATCAGCAGCTGTCAGTTCGATGCTTTCCCATTGGTTGACAGATTCCGCAAGATGTGCTAGGCCCTTTGTCTTCAGGTTTTCCGGGTCTGTGACATCCTCAAAAATGACAATCTTGACAATTGTGCCGAACTGTGCTATTGCATCCGAATCCTGGACAAAATCC